GTCGCCGATGTTCGGGCTGAACTCGATGCCCAACTCCTTGGCCTTGGCCTCCAGTTCCGCGCGGGTGGGCGGCTCATCGTCGGCAGGCGGAGGAAGCGCAGGCGGAGGAAGCGCAGGCGGAGGAAGCGCAATCACCGGCTTTGTCTCGATGGCCTCCGGGAGCGTGGCGAACCATCCGGCCGAGAGCGCGGCGTCCATCTCGGTCTGGCTCTCCACGGGGGCATGGTCATAGGATCCGCCGGGACGCTGGTGCGGGCCGTGGTCCTTGAAGACGAGACGCGGGAATTCCATCACGCCCTCTTCTTCTTCGGGTAGAACCGGAACTGGATCTTCTTCACTGGGAACGGTTCACCGGCCTTCTTGCAGGCCTTGATGAAGTTGCGCTCGATGTAGTTGGGCTCGCCGAAGGTCACAACCATCTCCTTCCGGCGGACGTTCTTGTTCCGGAAGATCTTGTTGCGCCAGGTCGCCCGAACGACCAGCTTCTCGTCGATGAACTTGGTGGCGGTCTTCGCCTCGCGGTAGTCGAGGAGAGCGCCGCAGACCTTGGCGAAGTGCTTGGGGTCGATGGGCTTCAGCATTTCTTCCCACCCTTGCCAGGCTTGCCGCCCTTGACGAACGGGGGAGGCATCTTCTTGGTGGGCTTTCCGGTCTTCTTGGACATGTCGTCTCCAGAGAGAGCGGGGAGAGGCCGGAGCCCCTCCCCAGGGGTTGAGTGCTAGCCGATGCGATACGTCACGAACGTGTTTGCAGCCGTCTTGCGAGTGCGGAACTGTGCGCTGTTGCCGTAGATCCCCCCCGTGGAGCTGTGGGCGGACTGGACGATGGGGTTGCCAATGATGGTGTGATCCGCGCCGGCAGTGAGGGTGATCGTGTCGACCGCCGCGGCGCTCAGATTGATGAGCACCCAGTCGAAGGCGTCACCCACAGCCATCTGGACCCCGGCGTCGGTCAGGGTGCCGGTGGGCAGGGTGTAGGCCTGGGTCGCGCCGGCGGCGTGTGTGCCGGTGATGATGCCGGTCAGCAGCTCCGCGATGGTCAGAGTTGCCGCCGTGGTCTTCGCGGTAGGAGCGCCCTGGGCAAGGGTCTGGACGCCACGGATGCGGACCATTCCGGGCAGGCCGGTCCCGTTCTTGGCACCGCCTGCCAGATCGACGTTCCCGCCGTTGCCGTTTCCCGCCGTCCCGGCGCCGCCGGTGGCAGTCACGGCGCCGCCCGCGCCAGAAGTGGACCCGCCCGCGCCGCCAGCGATGGTAGCCGCGCCGCCGACTCCGGTCGCTCCCGGCTGTCCGCCGGTCAGCTTGGCCGCGCCGCCCGCGTTCGCGGAGGTGCTGGAGGTGCCGCCCTTGAGTTCGGAACTGCCGCCCTGGGCCGCCGCGAGGCCCTGGATCAGGCCGGTTGCGTCCGCGAAGGACTGGTCAGCCAGGGGCTCGAAGATGCTCGGGGCCGCGCCGATCTCATAGAAAGTCTCGGAGGGGCCAGCCTCGATGCGGACCAGTGTTTTCGTGCTCATGGCCGCACTGAGGTATTCGGTCCCGGCGGTGGTCGTGGTGACCAGTGCCCAGACATCGGGGTAGTTCGGATACCCGACGCGCTTGTAGAGTTTCACAGCCGAGCGGCTGTAGATGGCGATCTTCTCGCCGGAGGGGACCGACTCGAACGCGACCCCCTGATTGAAAATGGTTCCCATGGTTTACCTCATTCGATGCGATCAGAGGGGATGGGGGGCCGAAGCCCCCCGGTTGGTCTAGGTCTGCGAGAAGAGGATGATGCCGCTGTGCTCAGGCAGCTTGTTCACGACCCCGAAGCGCGTGTCCCAGCGGAACTTGGTCTTCATGGTGTTGATGTCGTAGAACTTCTGCATGACGAGCTCGATGCCGTTCGCCGTGGTTCCGCGCATGACGGACACGCCGGCATCGGTCGGGACCGCGTAGCGACCAGGCAGGAGCTCCAGGGCGTCCTTCTGCCAGAAGGGGTTGGCGGACGCGGCCACGGTGTTCAGGAACACGATGGCGGAGTTCGCGGCCTTGGTGTTGATGACGCAGTTCTGGTACTGCGTCCCAGCCTCGGAGGCGACCTGGTTGGTGATCATGGGCGGCGAGATGATCAAGGTGGTGCCGCCTGCCGGAACAGAGATCACGCGGAAGGTCTTGAGCTGGCCCGTGTCCTGCTTCGTGATGTGGTGGACGGCGTTCAAGTCGGCGACCGTGAAGGCATCGCCCGCGGCGACGTTGGCCGAGGAGCTGACCGTGATGGTCTGGTAGCGGTTGTCCACGTTGGAAACCTCTCCCGTGGTGGCGGTGGAGGTGGCAACAGGCACGTAGTAGTTCGTGGCGGCATCCCGGGTGTCCATCGTGATGGCAGCCCCGCCCGCGGCAGCCGCCAGGGTGCGGCTGTAGTCCATCTTGTAGGTGTCGAAGGAAGCCACGCGACCGACGAAACCGTCCTCGTAGGCGCGCTCGGACTTCTGGTTCCCGAAGGAACGGGTGGCGACGGCCAAATTGGAGGCCATGCCGTTGTAGCTCCGGGTGGAGAGGGCCAGGTAGCGGTCGTATGCCGGAACGCCCTGCTCGTTCATCAGCGCCTCGATCAGCGCGACGTCATCGAAACCGGAAGCGGCGCTGGTCCGCTTGACCACCAGCGTCCCCTGGAGGGCGGCCACATTGTTCAGGGCAATGTTGATGTCGCTGGCCAGCTTCTGCTTGGCGGCGGCGCCGAGGCGGCCTTCCACGAGGGCGTCCCGCAGTTCGGTCGCGGTCAGGATGGCGGTGGAGTGCTTCTGGTACCCAATGGTCGCGGGAACGGACAGCTGGGTGGCCTCGTCGAAGTTCGAGGTGGCGTCGGTGCCGTCATGCGACTGGGCGATGTAGGGCACGGGGCGCCAGATGACATCATTGGCGCGCTCCATGGCGGTCTGGTCGGTGTTGTAGATGCTCACCTGCTTGGACAGGACGAGGGCATCCTCGAAGCCTTCGAGCACCGTCTCGAAGGCGACCTGTTCCTGCTTGCTGAATGCGTTGGCCACGTTGGCCTCCTATGGTTTGGGGTTCTGTTTTTGGCGCTTGTAGGCCATAACCTTGGACATGTCCCCGGTCCTGGCGGCTTCTTCACGAAGGCGCTCCAGCTGGGAATCCACGGTCCCGGAAATGGCACGACTCGATCCGCTGAGAACGCGCTCGGGTTCGGGCTTGGACTTGCGGGGAGTGACTTTCAACTGGGCCTCCAGGTTGGCGACGGCGAAGGCGAATCGCACTGGGTCGGTGATGGCTGCGAGTTCCTTGCGCTTGGCCGGATTCTTCCCGATCGCGTAGATCACCAGGGCGGGGTTCTTTGCCCCCTGGACCACGATTCCCTGCTGCACGACGCTGAGGTCGTGCTGGGCTTCGAGTTCCGCCTCCTGGAAATCGCTGACCTTGAGCTCGGTCTTGGCCTTCTCGTAGCTGCCGAGGGTGGCTTTCCAGGCGTCTTCCTGGGCCTTGGCCTCGGCTTGTCGCTGTCGCTCCTCCTCGTCGGCCCGGCGCTTGGTCTCGTACCAGCTGGTGAGGGCGGCCTCGAACTTGTTCGCGTCGTAGTCGAAGTCCTCGATCCTCGGCTTGGGGCCGACCTGCACCGGCTTGGTCTCGGTGGCAGGGGCGCTCAGCTTGGCCTCGAGTTCCTTGATACGGCGGTCTTTCTCCCGAGTCTGCTTGCGGAGGTCTCGGACCCACTGCGGGGCCTTGCGCTCCTCCTCGGCCTGGGGGTCGGGTTCGCCCCCGATGGAAACCTCCACCTCGTTCCCGTCATCCTCGGACTCGGGATTGAGGTCCGCGCCTGCGCCGAGATCATCTGCTCCGGCTTCGTGCGCGCCCTCCCGCTCCTCGTCCTGCAGGTGCTCCAGGTCTTCGGTGCTGGTTTCGATCTCGACTTCTGCTGCTTCCATGTGTGCTCCTCTCGCCACTGCGGGGGCGGATCCGTTGTCAGAACTTGCTCCAGAACTGGGCCATCAACTCGGCCCGCTTCTCGGGGTCGAGTTCGGCCCAGAGTTCGACGGGGACGCGGGACTGATAGACGGTGGTGGTCTGCGTTGGCTGGCTCGCTGTGGAGCCGGTCTGCGTCTGGGCTTGGCCGAGGGCTACCTGAGTGCCGCCGCCGTTGCCGTTGCCGCCTTCACCCAGGTTGCCGGGGTTCCCATAGTTGCCCTGGCCGGAACTTCCAAGCCCAGCCCAGCCGCCGCCGTTCACTTCAGGGCTGACCTCGTGGCCAACCGCTAGGCCAGCGAAACCGCCACCAAGGGAGGCTATAGGCCCACCGACAACCTTCCCGGCGACACCACCAACATTGAATCCTCTCTTGAAGTCAGCCCATCCATGAGCACGCTGTGCGTCGATGCCGTAAGCCCTCCCGGCTGCGACATCGGCAGGGTCCACAGAGCCCTCTTGAGAGAACCGCGAGGCACGATCCGCGTTCACATCGTGGTAGTTGGCGTTGTCGATGGCTTCCTGGCGCCCGTTGTAATCGTTCTGGCGGCTCCTTCCGCCGGAACCCTCGCCGTTGCCGCCCGAATTGCTCCCGCTCCCGTCAGCTCCGCCAGCGTCGTTGTCGCCCGCGCCCTGGTGGCCATCAGTGCCGTCTCCGCGGTCCTGGTAGTAGTGCATGAGTCCGTCCGGACCCATCACGCCAGCGCCGCCCTTGGCGCGCAGCATCCGGTCCTCTGGAATACTGATCGCCGCGGGAATCACGTCCTGCTGAGCGGCCTTCTGGGGGTCGAACGGGACCAGGTT